TTTTGTGCCGAAACAAATTTGTGTGTCGCTGAGGGATATCGGCACACCTAGCCCATTTCAGAACTATTGCACCCATGTGCAGGTGTACAAGGGCGCATATTTTGTAGTAATCTGCATGGGTCCTAGCAATGGCGCAACTATTGTCAATGTGCCTGCAGGAACGTACAGCATTGACTACATAGCAATCATATAAAAGGGGGTGCAAAAATGGTAATCAGACTAGACGAAAATTACAATGCGATGACATCAACAGCCCTTTTGGGCTATGTTGGTGAAACAAACGCCCGTCCTGTGTCGGTCGAAGGGCTGACAGTAGACGGCGCAGACCGCTATGTGTTGACTATCGACTATGTCGATGGCGTGACGTATGAGGTCGATATCACAGGCGGACAGTGGACACCTACGGCTGACATACTGCGTTCAGCGCAGACAGTCAGCTGTCAGATAGCAGCTAAAAAACTGTCAGGGCAGGAGTACATACTGGTGAAAAAGTCACGAATTTTCCGCCTGAGAATAGGTACGGCTATAGGCGATAATGCTATCCCGTCACCAAGTGTGGCAGCTGACGCACTGGATAGGATAGCGGCAATCGGTGAACAGGTCGAAGCTGACGTGGAAAGGGCTGAGAATGCAGCTAGCACGGCTATGCAGGCGGCTGAAAACGCAAAAAAATCTGCCACAAACGCAGAGAAATCAGCGGACACGGCAGGACAGGCAGCGAAACGTGCTGAGACCGCACAGGCATCTGCAGAAACGTCCGCTGCGCAGGCTGAAACGGCTAGACAGGGTGCAGAAACCGCACGCGCTGAGGCAGTCAAGTCTCAGAATGATGCCAAGGTATCAGCAGCTCAAGCATCAACGGCAGCACAGCAAACCGAAGCTGACAAGACAATAACGGCAGGTTATGCAAAAACCGCTAAGACCAATGCTGACAGCACTGCAGCAGACAGACAGGCGGTGCAGACGTTGGCAGAACAGGTCACAACTGATAAGGCTACAGTGGCAGACCATGCCGCACAGGTCGCCACAGACCGCAAAGCCGCTGAAACTGCTGCACAGACAGCACAGTCTGTAGCTGATAGTTTACCTGAAGACTATGTTACAGCAGTTGCAAAGATTGCCGAGAATACAGCGAATATAGCTAGTATAAAATTAACAGATAAGGAAATGAAACGTAGGGTAGATGCTCTGTATGACATAGGACAGGGTATCACTCACCAGTTTGAAACAGACAGTGAAACAGCATATCAAAAAACTGTGCCTACAGGCGGTAAGCTGATGTCGGTGAAAAACATTGGTGGTAGGTCGATTGTTTGGAATCAGTTGTATAAAAAATTTGGCTATGTTGGCGGAAGCACACTTAACTGCAAATCGATTTTTAAATCGCATAACTATTTACTTCGAGTAGACTATAGCGTTTCAGAAAATACAAAGGTATATTTATATTTCAGAGCGGCTAAATATACGGCAGGGACTAATAGGCAGATAGTTAAGGATATAACTGCTGGTAGTGGAAAAATATCATGGATTACTAGCCCATTAGGTGAACATAGCGATGGCGGTGATTTCGGAGTATTTCGCCTTGTGACTGATTCTGATGGTAACCAGAAATTAGACACATCGCCGTTCAGTAATTATGAAATTTTTGATTTAACCCAAATGTTTGGTATAGGTAACGAACCCACAAGCGTGGAAGAATTTGAAGCCATGTTCCCTAATAACTATTACCAGTATAACGCTGGCGAGATTATAACTGCCGATACAGAGAGCGTTGTGGAGCAGGGAAAAAATTTGCTAAATGCAGATGACTATTACGCAGCATATAAACAGTCTGATGGCAGTTATTTGAATAATTCAAGTGACTTCGCCGGAATAAACATTCCTATCGGAAACTATATAGGTAAAACACTCATTGCCACTCTTAAGGCTACTGTTTCATCTCAACCAACTAGCTTTTTTTGGTTAGCTAGAATAAACGGCACTCGAATTGAAAGTTCCTACGAAAAAGGCGAGCGAGTTTTGGCGAATACTACTGGTATCGCAAAATTGGCAGTAACACCAAAAACACAAAATGATACATTAGCGATGTCATTCGGACAAGGTCGTGGAGATGTGATAGTACGAGATATCCAAATCGAACTAGGCGACACCCCCACAGCCTATGCCCCCTTCCACCGCAACGAGTATCCAATCCCAGAAGCCATTAGGGCACTGCCTGGCTACGGCGTTGAGGGGAATGCGGTAGACTATGAGGCTAAGACCTATACGCAGAATAACGCTATTGACGGAACGGAAATCAAGGCGTTAGATACACCTATAATCACCGACATTTCAACCCTAATTGACGACGATTTTCTGCGAAATCTAACAGTCGAAGCAGGTGGTTCAGTGACATTCAAAAACAGCAATGGCGACAGCTATCGCATACCAGTGCCGTCAGAGGAAGAGTATATCGTGAAACTGAGTGAAGTAGGAGGTACAACATGACAGATTTGCAAAAGAAAATGGCTGAGAAGCTAGGGCTATCCACCGAAAATTTTGAAAAACCTACAGTGACCGAGCAGGACAAAATAATGGCACAAGTGCTATACACAGCTGCTATGACAGGCACGTTGATAGGTGAGGAGGGCGAGTGATGTATTACAGCATTATTAAACGTTTCTATGATCTGGCGTGTATTCGCTGGCAAAGGTCAAAGATTTTGTCAAGGCAGGCGTTATTAGTCCGGAACAGTTCAAAGAAATCACAAAGGAGGCATACCATGAAACAGAAGTTAGCGAAGCTCATTGACGTAAAGTCCATTGTAACACTGTTCTTGACAGCGGTGTTCTGCGTGTTGGCACTGCGCCGCACGATTTCAGCAGATCAGTTCATCACGGTGTTTACTGTGGTGATATCGTTCTATTTCGGCACGCAGTCAGCCAAAAGAAAGTCAGGTGATGATGAGTGACGGAAGCGATAATAGTCGCACTGATAACGGCGGCTTCGGCGGTAGTGTGTCAGATTGTCATAGCATCTAACAGCCGTAAGACTATGCAGCAGGCGCAGTATGATAGCCAGAAAACGATACAACAGGCGCAGTATGATAGCCAGAAGCTTATCGAGTACAAGATAGACAAGCTGTCTGAGCGTGTGGACAAGCACAACAGTGTTATTGCTCGCACCTATAAACTGGAACAGGATTATGCTTTGATTGATGAGAAAATCAAGGTGGCTAATCACAGGATTGATGATTTAGAAAGGAAGTAATTTTATGGCAAAGACATTCAAGGGTATTGACGTTTCACAGTATCAGCAGAGCATTGACTTCAAAAAGGTAAAAGCTTCGGGGGTCGATTTCGTTATCATTCGTGCTGGCTTCGGCAAGTACGCAAATCAGAAAGACCCATATTTCGAGAGCCACTACAAGGCAGCTAAGGCGGCAGGGCTAAAGGTCGGTGCTTACTGGTACAGCTATGCGGCAACTGTCGCTGAAGCAAAGGCAGAGGCTCAGACCTGTATCAACGCTATCAAGGGCAAGACGTTTGAGTATCCGATATACTTTGACCTTGAGGAACGTTCACAGTTCGCAAAGGGCAGAGCATTTTGCAACAGCCTTGTCAAGACTTTCTGCAATGCACTTGAACACGCAGGCTACTGGGCAGGACTGTATATTAGCCGTTCGCCTTTACAGCAGTACATATCTGCCTCTGTTGCCAAGAGGTATGCCCTGTGGGTCGCTGAGTACGGCTCACGCTGCAACTACGGCGGAACATATGGTATGTGGCAGTACAGCTCCACTGGCAGAGTCAGCGGTATCAGCGGCAATGTTGATATGGACATCTGCTATGTGGACTATCCTGCGAAGATCAAGGCGGCAGGGCTGAACGGCTTTAAGAAGCAGGCTGTCAGCCCTACCACAAAGCCCTCTGCAAGCCATGCCAAGAAGACAGTAACGTACACTGTGAAGCGTGGAGACACGCTCTCTGGCATCGCACGGCGTTATAAGACCACTGTTGCAAAGTTGGTCAAGGATAATGGTATCAAGAACCCGAACATTATTTACGCAGGGCAGAAAATTAAAATCAAGTAGGTAGAATTTCAGCCGTCTCGGACTTTTATTGGTCTGAGGCGGCTGTTTTTGCGTACACGAATTATACACGATAAAGCTGAATTGTAAATATATGCTTGTGAAATGCGGAACAAATGAAACGGCTTAAATGATGTAAATGCGTGGTTTACAAGCAATTTTATAAAGCAATAAAAAGTGGTGTGAAGTGGTATATTTAATCTCTCCATCTCCGCCAGCAGGAGCTTGCTCCTGCACCCAATCCGCTATCATTTATGGTAGCGGATTTTTTTGCTCCCGCCCATAGGTATGATACGCTGGGAGGGGTTTGATGCTCGCTGTGACGGGCATTGTCCGTCATGGCTTTTTTGTTATCAAACTTCAGTCCCGCTCAATAAGTTTGTTTGTAAACTTTACAAAGTAGGGGGCGTGCCCCTGCACCCAATCCGCTATCATTTATGGTAGCGGATTTTTTCGCCCCCGCCCATAGGTATGATACGCTGGGAGGGGTTTGATGCTCGCCGTGACGGGCATTTTATGTACTCATGCCCCTTGTGCATATGTGCTAAGCCCGCAAGATCGCAATTGTATGTAATGTCA